ACCAAACGTGTAACACCGCAACCGCCCCCGCTTCCCGCCACTGCCATTGCAACAGCAACTGCACCCCATCTGGGACGACGATAGCAGCCATGCCCTATCCCAATAGGGCCACGAGGGGCGTCCACTTTCGCCAACAACCGCGAAAGCAGTTTGGCCTGAACGTAAAGGCCACACTTCAAGATGGGCACCGCCTCGCTGGTGCCGAACGGGTAGGGAATCCCGAACAGGGTTATCTTGGTCCGGTCATACAGGACAAGATACCATACATCACCACCACGAGCAGGGCTGATTTTCTTTCGGCGTTCAACAAGCGCGCCAATTATCACGATGACCAAAGAATCGATCGCCGAGTTCGTGGTGTATGTACACGTATGATCCGCAAGTTAGTTCCCACGCCAATGGCACCTATCACGTGGGACACGGATCTATACGAACGGTGGGCCATGCTTTTCGATTCAGAAAAGCGCAACCGTATGCGCAAGGCGTACGACGTCGCTGGGCTAGAAAGCCTGTCCGATTACTCCAACAAGCAGATCTTCACCAAGATCGAGTCGTTGGTCAAACCTTTCCACGAGGTCTCCCCTCGGATAATATTCAAAGGCACTGATTATTACAACATGATCAGTGGACCAATCATGAAGGAGTTGATGGACAGGTTTGTTTCTCTAGAGAACGCCCTTCCCAACCTCAAGTTCAGGGTGAGCTACCGCCAACACACCCCGGAGATCGTTGATTTCCTGGAGGCTCGCCCTCACGGTTCTTGGATCGAGGCTGATTTTTCCTCGAATGACAAGACGCAGGTTAAGGACGTGGTTGAACTCGAGATCATGTTCATGCGACGCTTAGGTGCGCCAAAGTGGTTCCTGGATTTGCATCGTGCTGCCAATAAGTTCTCAATACACAATACGAAGTACGGCCTGTCGGCCGTTGTTGAGAACCAGTTGCCCAGTGGGTCGACTGATGGCACTTTTCGCAACACTTTTTGGAACCTGTGCATACTGAATGCGTGGATGGTGCTGCATCATGTACCATCCGCTGACGCAGTACTCCTCGGAGACGACATGCTCGCTGGTCTTACCAAGCGAGTGCGACGCTCCGCCCGCAC